CACCAGTTTTAGAATGGATGAACTTCCTACAGGTGGTATAGCAAACCTCAGCGAATCTAAAAAGATCTGGCAAGAAGATATTGATAGATGTGTTGATAATCGTAGAGAAGTATTCGTGATTCCATAATGAAAGGAAGTGGGTTAATACTTTACCTTGCTATGAAGTATCAGGCAGGTAAACAAAAAGCAGAGGATTTGTTAGAAGGTGTCACTGATTATGTAAAAACCAAATTAAGAATGGAAGATTATACTCCTGTAGAAAATGAGAATGGAAATATTGGTGTTAAGACTCCAAAGGGAATTGAATATATTCCACAAAACATAGACCTCACTGATGTTGATGATATAGTTGATTATTATAAACGAACTGTAGGAGAACCACAGGAGTTTCTATACGAAGAACCACCAGATGATGTGTTAACTAAGGGAAGATTTGACAAAACACATGAAGCATTACCAGAATATTATGAGGGAGAACTATTACCTGCCAATAGAGTTCCAAATATAATGGCTTTAAAGACATGGATAGAAACTGTAAAATGGGCTCATATGTCTCCATTAGATTTAAGAATGGAATATAACAGGCATAAGGGAACTACATCAGATAAACCTTTAACTGCTAAACAAAGATTTACCTTATTAGATAGTGTTGCTTATAAGATAGCGAGAAAATTTTGGTATGTTGGAAGAAGATCATCACAAGAAACAGATTCAGAATTTAATGATAGAACAAAACATATGAGACCAGCAATGGGTTCATTTAGTCCTAATGATACATGGGAAGGACAGACATTTCCTTATGATGAAACATATCAGTATTCAGCAGGAGAAATACCTGAACTGGAGGAAAAACTTAAAGAGGGGGAAACCGTAAAGTGGTAATATGGGATCTATAACATATTCAGCACTGGACGATTTAATCACATTACTTCATAATGGATGGGGTGGTTCTGGAGATGCTGGTAGAGAACCATTATTCCAGAAGGCTTGGGAACGAAGATCTGTAGGATTTGGCAGCGACACAAGAGAGGTTGTATTTATAACTCCAAGACAGGAAAATATACAATATTTTGGTTTGCATGGAGATGATTTTTTTCATGATTTAAGTGTTGATTTGGATATAAGATCATATTACAATGAGGAAAGACATAATATCATAGTAAAAGAAGTCATAAGAATAATCAAGGCTAATGTGAGAGGATCAACGACATTTCCATATACTGACTTGAGAATAATGTCATCCTATTCTAGAAGTGAAACTGTTCGTAATATGTATAATCATATGATATCAATCTCTTATAGAAAAACCAATCCTTAAGAATATTTATATAGTAATATACCTCAAATAAGTCAGAATGGTACGAACTGGAGCTAATGCATATATAAAATATGACTATGAAGACGACTATGGAACAGGAGCTTCCCCAAACAAATCATTTGGGTTAAAAACTGCTGTAACAAGTTGGAGTTTAACAACTAATAGAACTGCTTTAGCAGCATTAGGTCAAGTAGAGCCCACGACTTTTGCATATGGACAACAGTCAGGAACTCTGGGAGTGAGTTTTGTTTTAGGAGATACGACTTCTCATAGTATTTTTCAATCAATTTATGGAGCACCAACTGACAGTGGAACAGATAAGGTATATGGTAGTTTGACGGCAGGAGGTGCAGCAAAAAACATGAATCCTGATCCAGCAGGAAGTGATAATACTGGTCTTACATTTACAACAGAAATAGGATTTGATTTAGAGACAGGTAATGTTGACGTTAGAACGTTAAAAGGATGTGTCTTAAACACATTAAGTATTGCAGCAGCAGTGAATGATACTGTTAACTGTACTGCCGATATAACTTATGGTAAGGAAGATGCACCATCAGCAGCTTTTGGTACAGCAGCAGCAGAAACCTCAAAACCATTTACATTTGCTCATGGTACTTTAGCCCTAAGAGCAACAAGTGGTGTTACAACTATAGCAGAATTACAGGAAGCAGATATAAACTTTACACAGAATAGCGACCTACTTTATCAGTTAGGTTCAAACCAAGCAGTAAAAGGTGTAAAGAGAATTTTAGAAATAACTGGAAGATTTAGAGCTTCATGGAAAGACCAGAACAAAGTAAATGCATTGATAAACCAAATGAAGACAGGTGTGGGTGGCTCAACATTTAAAGAAACATGGGGAGATGCTTATGCAGGAGGTGGTGGTGAAGCAGAATTTAATTTAACATTTGATACTGAAGATGGAAAATCAATAGTGATTGTATTGTCAGGATTGAGTTTCATGGATCATGCAGTAACAGGCTTAGAGCCAGTAGAACCAGTATTTGAAGAGTTGAACTGGCAAGCAAAACAATGCCAAATTACAGCAGACGTAGCATAAACATTTATATAATACACCACAGTTAATATCTACATGGTATTAAAATCATTTGAAATTGATTATGAGGGAGCAAAGGCAACTGTTGAGTATGAAAGTGAATTAACCTTTGGAGAAATAGAATCAATTATAAATAGAAGTGTTGATTTAACAGACTTCTCAAAACCAAAAATGAACATACCACAATACAGAATGGATATTTTACTAAAAGTACTAAAAACAGCACCATTTAAAACTGGTGATGCTGTTGCATTACGAAACCAAAAATCAGGTACAGTTGGACAAATCATCTCAGGAGTGATGCAAGACTACCCTTTAGGGAAGTTCTTGACGGATTGGGTGGAAACGTTCGGAGGGAAGGAAACCGAGCAGAATTCTACGAATTATACTACTTCCTAGCACAGGAATTCGGCTGGGATAAAAATCAAGTTGATGCATTACCTTATTCATACGTAGTGAATCTTATCAGTATACATATACTAGAACAAAAGAAGAATGAAAGAAATCAAAGAGTTACCACCAATCAAATGAGGAAGGGTTTTAAGTAAATTTATATACATTAGAGATTTATATTAGGTAATGGCTAAAAAATGGGATGACCAAGCTTCTGCTAATAGATTACTACAACAAATAACCCAATTAATGAGTGCTCTTAAAGCATGGGAAAATCAGATGGGATCAGCGAATGCTGTATTAGATGATATGACAAAGGCTTATTTTAAACAACAAGTTGCTATAGAACAAATGAATAAGTCGAATTTTATTTTCCAACAACAACAGCAGATGCTACAAAGAAATTTTCATGCAAAGCAAGCAAAACACATGAAAGTAATGACACACCAAGATAAACTTAGAGCTGGAGAACAAGCTAGACAAACACAAGAAGTAAATAAAAGAAACGCAGCATATTTCGCAATGCAGAAAGAAATGGTAGATTACAGACACTCATTTAAAGACTTTGATGCTGGATTACAATTATTATCAAATGCTATGCAAGGATCACTTGGATTTGGTGGGGTAGCAGTTGGTGGTATCCAAGGTGGTAGAGGAATTATAGGTCAAACAGAAAGGGTAACACAAAAAAGATTTGCATCTGAACAAGCAACTCGTGATTATGATGCTTTTGTTAAACAAAATATGGCTGCTATGCAATATCAAGGAAAAGATAAGCAAAAACTTTTGGAAGCAGAAAATTTACAGAAAACTATGCAGACTTTATTAGCAGATAGAAGTAGAACAGGAAGTGCATATAATAAAGGTAAACAGGGATTTCTTTGGCAAATGGGTCAAACACAAACAGGAGGAGGAAAAAATCTTTCAGATAGATTAGGTGGCATAGCAGATTTTTTAAAGAAGCATAAACTAGGAGTATTTTTAGCTTTAGGAAGTTTAGTAGCATTGGGTGCTATAATTAAAACTGCTCTTGATTCATCTCCAATGTTCCAACAGATGCTTAAGCTTTGGAAGTTTGCAATCATGATGATATTCAGACCGTTGGGAGATTTCTTTGGATTCTTCTTTAGACCAATTCTTGTATTACTTCTTAGGAAATTTATCATACCTTGGTATACTACAATGTATCCAGTAATGATTAAACTAGGAAATGATTTGGGTACATTTGTTGCAAGTGCATTAGAATGGTTTACAGATGTAGGTGCAAAGATAGTTGGGTTCTTTACAGGATTGGGTACAGGAACATTTGATGTTAATGCTCTTGTTGCTATGCTTATGGGTGGAACATCAACCATAGGTACTAGTTTTATTGATATAATTACATCAAAATTATTACCATCTGCATTTGCTTCTACAGGAAACACAATACTATCTGATTCATGGGATCTTTTCTATAAAGGAATATCAACAATACTTGATACTATGAAACCATTTGTAGTAACTGCTATAACATGGGTTGGAAATGTAGCCAAGTGGTTAGTGGGTGAAGGTTCAAATGTAGTCAAGTTTGCATGGGAAACTCTCAAAGAACAAATGCCATTTATAAAATCTATTTTTAAGTGGTTAAAAGATCAAATGCCAAATGTTAAAACATTATTTGCGACATTTATGACATCTCTTGAATGGTTGAAAACTAAATGGGAGCAGACTTCTTCTGCATTAACCATTGCATATACAATGTTGAAATCTGCAGTCGATACTTTAACGATGCTTCCATCAAGAATATGGGTTGGACTAAAAAGCTTACCACAGAAAATTGCAGATGGATTCATGAGTGTTCTAACTGGTATATTTGATTATTTAGAGAGTCACTGGCTGGTTGGTGCTGCGTTCAAAGCTTTAAGACCACATCTTGGTTTCGCAGAAGGTGGAAGAATAACAGAGCCTATATTTGGTGTTGGTAAAAGTGGTAAAACATATTCATTTGGTGAAAGAGGTTCTGAAACAGTTATACCTGATGGTAAGGGTGGATTTGGTGGAATAACAATTAACATTCAAAATATGTCAGGCTCACAGTCAGACTTAAATAATCTAAGACAAACAATATTATCTGTGATACAAGAAGCAAACACAAGAAGAGGTAGGATTTAATGGGTTCAATATTTCTATATAGAAAAGCAGCAGCCACTAATAATAGTAGGAATATATCTTCCAGATTAGAAATAGATAATATTGAAACTGCCAGTATTGATATGAACCAACCAGTGGCTCCAATGCCATTACCTATGGAAGATGCAGATGAAAATATTCTGGTTAAAATGGAGGGAAACACAGAAACTATAAACATAACATGGAGAATACCAGATCATGGAACATCTATTTTAAAACAGAGAGACAGTGGTGATATAAGTGTGGGTGATATTGATCCAGATGCAGATTATGCACGATCAGGTGGATCATCAGGAACATCAATAACATGGACAACTAGTTCTCCGTCAAGCGACAACACATCAGGTAAAATAATTAGTTATCTTCTTAATACATTTCAAGGCAGGGATATTAATGATGTTTATTGGATTTCATTTCCTGATATGGCAGCAAGAGAGGGATGGATAAACAAGATGACATTTACAATAACAGGAGATTCTCCTGTAGTTTGGCAGGGAAACATACAATTTATAACAGGAAACGTTATAGTGAGTTATGGTAGTGATAGTGCAAGTCATCCAAGAAATGTCACAGCAAATCAGGTTGATGCTAGTGGTGATGCATCAGGAGAGGGTGGGTATTCAGCACCAAACACACAGATAAGAGTAAGGTGGCAGGCACCTTCCGATAGTTCTTCAACAATAGAAAGTTATAAGGTATTTAGAAAGGGTGTTGAGGATAATTTTGTTGTGGTAGATCAGGATACACCAGCTAATTATCTAGATGGTAGTTATTATGAATATTTGGAACCAGCAACTTCAGCAAACACAGGAAAAACATTCTGGTATTATGTAAAAGCAGTTAACGGAGGAGGAGATGGCTTGAAATCAGATGAGGTATCTGCAACACAGCCAGCAGTATAATGACTAATAATGTTTCTTGTTTTGTAGAGAATATTCCTAGAGAACTATTAACAGCAGAAGTAGAAAGAAATGGAACAAGAGCAATAGACACAGGAGTGTTTATGTTTCCAAGAAACGTTCCTATAGATAAGGGTGATAATATATCATATATGCAAGACCCAGTGAATATAAGATATCTTGCTGGTATATGGAATTTTGATCATAATACCAGAGATGAAAGTGGATATAATAATGACGGTGATGAGGGTTCAGATGAAACAACTGCAACATATACTGATGGTTGTAATGGTAGGGTGATATACTTTGCTG